TTCTTCTGCTCGACACCATCTTTGATCCACTCAGTGAGCTCTTCTTGCTCTTGTGATAGGTATTCACGGATGGATTCACTGATACCAAATGCTTCGTCCAGCTCAGGATAGTTCTGTTCGATCTCATCGGCACCCATGCCTTCGAGGTTCAGCTCTTCATCGCCACCGTCGCCGTAGACCCCCGCGTAGCACATACCGCCTTCGTAATACATAGCGTTGACACCAAAGCCCAGGGCCTCTAGTTTCTCATAGGCACCAATCGGAGGTGACCAGGCTGAATCAAAGTAGGTGTGTAGCATCTTGCCATCTGGATGCACATCAGTGCTTCCCTCACAGCCTACATCCCACTTGGTGCCCCATTCGGCCACGCAGTAGTCATACCAATCTTTGTAGCCGTAGAGTTCAATGTTTCGAGCCATCTGTGCTTCGTGTGCGGCTTTCTCATCGCCACCTACACAACCTGATACAGTGTCTTTGAGTTCTTGTGGCACTGGACAGAACTCTTGTAGGAACTCTCCACGCAACAGTGCGTCGCGGGCTCGAGTGATCATTGTGGGATCTTCGTGTGTGAGTGTTAGGTTGTTGTTGCACCAATTAGGCATATTCGCTCCTTTGTTTAGTATTACTATTATACAACCGATCTTCGATATTGTCAACCAAAAGTTTCTCAAGTTCTGTGGCACTTTTGCCACATATCTGTGCCACGGTTCGTTCGATCTTGATCCTCGCGGGGAGGCTCATGGGATCTTCCAAGGCCTTCACAGCCCGTTGAATGTATTCAAACTCCTGTGGGGTCATAGTCTTTTACCATTCTATACAAAGGGTCTAGTTCTTCTACATCTTCTAATTCGTAGCCACCTGTGGCCCAATCTACCCACTCAGTGTGAACTGGTTCGTGGCACCCGTCCATGAGTTGCTCAACGGCTTCTTCCTCAGTCTCTGCAGTGACTTCGTAGTATTCGCCCACGATGGCATTGCGCCAAAAGGTGAACTTCTTCATTAACGCCAGTCCTTCTTGTCACCGTAGAGTTCGTTGTAGGTGTAGCCCGCTTGATACTCTGCTTCTTCTTCAGCAGTGAGTTGATCAACACGCGGACCTGAGTCGCCTCCCATACCACCGTAGTGTGGATCCCGTCTGCGACCGTAGTAGGAATCAGCACTGCCACGATCGTAGAGGCAACCGTGTTTGCCACGCATAAACTGCCAACCACGCAGTGCGCGGACCACAGCCAGTTGTTCTTCATCAGTCAGTATGTGCAAATACATTCATCGCTCCTTATTGTCTATACTGTAAGTATAACATCAATCAATCAATCTGTCAACCAAAATGACTAAAACCCTTAGGGGCTGTAGGGTTATTACAGTTGACCGTGTGTGAGCAATTCTGTTAGGTCGGATTCCAGACTGGCGAGAACTGTTTGAATTGCGTTATAATCGGACAAGCGACAATCGGTTTTATACAATAACTGACTGGCAGTATGTAGCAGATTAATGGCTTGTTTAATATCGGATATTTGTGCTAATTGCGACATAATAGTATTACAGTTGTTCGATTTGAGCGGCAGCAAAATCTATAATATACACACGGGTATTTGGCTGCACATTATAGGCAGCGCAGGCAACAGAGGCTGCTGCGAAAGTGTAGTAAAATTGGATAGCTTGCGTAGCTGTGTTAACGATTGCGTACATGGGGTGCCTGTTTGTTGCTAAGTGTTAATTATAGCGCACTTTCACCAATCTGTCAACCGGTTTGGAAAGACCCTACTTGCGTCTGGGTTTCAGCAGAGCTTGCGCTTCTTTGCGCAGTTGCCCAGCTTCCTTGTACTTGCGATCAGCAGCTTCTTTCATCATGGTCGATCGGGCCTGGGCCAGCTTGCTGCCGCCGAACTCACGATCCACGTAGTAGGCGATCAACCTAGCCTTGATCATGCTGGGAAGGTCCATGCCGTAGTCCTCGGGGCATACGAATTGCACAGGACAGGTGCCCCAACCGCCGTACTCTAGGAACTCTGCGTAGTAGCGCCTATGATCCTTGTTGTAGGGATCAAAGGCCACCAAAGGCCTAGCAAAGAAGGCCAGCTTGCTCATCAGCTGTTTATAGTTGCATACGGGCTAGCGTCTTCAGCCTCTACACCAACTTCCTGCAACCATCCCAAGACCTGCTCGATGGGGCACTCCAACATGATAGCAATCATCCTAGGTGAGTGACCTTCGATGTAGAGTTGTTCGATATCATATGCGAGATCACTCATTTAGCTGCCTCTTTCATTACCTGTTGAACTTGACTAACGCCCTTGTCTGCCACGCTGGCCACACCTGTGATTCCCACAGTTGCCACGAAGATTCCAAGGAAGAATGCTACAAGATGACTCATCATGATTACTCCTGTTCGAAGTTGGGTTGGGGGTTGTTGCGATTACGGAAGTGATACCAAAGCATCTGAGGGATGCCCATACGCCAAGCATACATAAAATCCATTACAATCATACCTGCTACGAAAGCTAGAATCAGTTCCATCATTGCCGCTCCTTCTTTGTTAATATGTGTATATTATAACACCAATCTGCCCAGATGTCAATACCTAGATTACACGCACACGTAAGCAGCGGGGCCTGTGGCTAAAAAGCCACAACCCCTGGCACTCAAGCCGTCTCGGCCTCCGTCTCATAGATCACTGTCTGTCCAAACGGTGCGTTGGCCTGTGTGTTGCCTTTGACAATGAATATGGTATCGCAGTAGTCCTCGTTGCCCCAACCACCGCAGGGGTAGCCGTCTGTGAACATAATGAACTTCTTGGGTTGGATACCATTCTCTTCCATAAAGGTCCAGTTGACTTCAAAGTCTGTGCCACCACCACCCTGAGGCTCATACTCTTCCAACTCGTGACTCTCATCGTGTGTGATGGTCTTCCAGTTGTAGATGTCTGTGTCAAAGCACCACAGGTTGATGCGGTAGTCTTCGTACTGGTCCATAATGCCTTTGATCTCGCTGAGGAATGCAGTTGCATCTTCTTCACCAATGGAGCCTGACATATCAATAGAGATAGCCACGTCAATGGTAGTTGCTTCTTTCATACCTGGCAGGATAGCACCTGAATGCATACTCTTGCGATTCACACGCTGAAAGGAGTAGTCGTTGCGAACAATGCTTTGGATCTCTTGTTGCACCAACTGGCGCCAATCGATCTTAGGCTCAGTCATAGACTTGATCATACGCATAATGCCTGCAGGAGTCTTGCCTGCACCAGCGGCCGCGGCACTTTGGATCATTGCTTCTTTGATCTCTTGACGCAGGGTTTCGGCTTCTTCTTTGCTGAGGCTAGGCTTAGACTTACCGTCTTTGGTCTTATCATTACCAGCACCAGCACCTTCTTCTTCTTTGATATGCTCGTCTAGGAGTTCACCCAATTGCTTGAGCAATTGATCCATAGGGATCTTCTCTGCCTTCTCCCAAAGCTCATCATAGATCTCTTCCCAGGCCATGCCGCGATACTTTGGATCGTAGCAGATCTTCACTTCAGTGATCTTCTCACCAATGCGTTCGTCTACAAGGATCTGGTTGACAGCGTAGTCTTGTGCGATGTTCGCCAATGTACGATCTCTGCTACCGCAACGACCAAAGTGATCGAATATGGCATGACAGATTTCGTGTGCGAACAGGAACTCTAGTTTCTTAACGGAGAGCTTCTTAACGAACTCTGTGTTATACATAAAGTCACGACCGTTAGTTGCGGCTGTGGGGCACCAGTCATCGCTTTCAATAAGGCGCATACGAGTGGCCATATTGCCAAAGAAAGGCGCTTTGAGTAGCAGGCCTACTCGGGCAGTTGTAAGTTTCTCTACGATTGGGTCCATATGTCGCTCTCCTTAGTATGTGTATATTATAGCATCGTTTTACACATCTGTCAACCAAAAAAGGTGGGCGGACAAGCTCTGAGAAGCTCTCCGCCCCTGCTATGGCGAGGTCTTAATTCTCCATGGCACTCAAAACATACTTGCCAAAACGCTTGTGGAACTCATCGAAGCTCTTCATCTTCGTAGCGTCCAAGGGCAAGTCATAGTTGGTAAGTGCAGTCTTAGCACCCATCACAACCAGCTCAGTTGGGAAATTGTCCATCATATAACGGAAGAAGCAGTCTGCCATAGCATCCCAACCCTTGGCCTTCTTCTCTGCCTGATCCTTCAACTCATAGCACAGGCTAACAGTCAAAGAATACATCGCTGACACTTCTTTGATCTGCAAGTCCTTGACCTTACCGCTGAGGATGTCCTCTGCCTTGGGCAAGCGTCCTGCGATCTTGCGGTGAGCCATAAACTTAGTAGCCAAGCCATCACCTACGGCACCCGCAATCAATGTTGCCAGTGTGTCGTTGTCGCAGTCGTCGTCTTGCAGGAGATCGCTGACGAACACCCAAGAGCGTGGAGTAGCAAATGCCTTTGAAGGGCTCTTAGGATCAAAGTCATAGAGGTCTTGCTTGGCAAAGCCTACATAACCTACGACCTCTGGATGCACCTTGTTCAAGGTAGCCCAGTCTTGGAAGTCATCAAAGTCTACCTTCATCTCCAAGTGGACGAAGCGGTTAGCCAACGGAGCAGGCATACGATATGTCACGCCACGATCGCCTTCACGGTTACCTGCGGCAACCACGTCAACACCCTTGGGCAATTCGTATGTACCAACACGACGGTTCAGGATCAACTGATATGCCGCGGCCTGTACAGCAGGGGGTGCAGAGTTCAACTCATCCAAGAAGATGATCGCAGTAGACGCTGGGTCTGTAGGCAGTTCTGCAGGAGGTGCCCAAACCATCTTGCCCTGGTCTGCGTTGTAATAGGGGATGCCCTTGATGTCTGTGGGTTCCCACAGGGCTAGTCGAACGTCAACGACTTCACGGCCTGCTGTCTCGCCAATCTGCTTGACAACATCGGATTTGCCAATGCCTGGAGGGCCCCAAAGGAATGTAGGACGACGAGTTTGGATCGCCTTACGGATCGCCTTCATAGCACCCTTAGGACCTACTTGACGGACGGAAATATCTGTGCTTTTTGCCATTTTAAGACCTCTTTAAGTTACCGGTTAAACAATTACTTTCTCAGTATCATAAGTATAACACCAAATCGCTTTGCTGTCAACCACTTATCTTCACATAGTTCAGCTGTGTTGTTTTATTGCCACGCTGTGTTTTGATCTTGCCCTTGATCCTCAGCTCCCCTTCTAGCTCCTTGCCGAACCAGAAATCCACGAAGCTCTCACCCATACGGGCCGTGATCTTGTGCTTGTTGTAGTCAGGGTTGAAGCGGGCGCTGATCACAGTGATGTCACCCACGATGTTATCCCCGACAGCACCCTGCAGCTGTTCCGAGGTGTAGATTTCACGTTTGAGCTCACTGTTAGCAGCATCACGCACAGCCACTGAAGGCAAGCATGAGATCACAGCAAAGTCGTAGATATCACGCCCTGTGAACTCTTCTTTGGCGGCCAGCTTCATTGCAGTCTCTTGGAACTCATTGAGTCGACCTGCGATGGCCAGGAATGTGTATGATTTGAAATGATTACGAGCAGTCTGCCCCGCAGCAATGTCTGCAGCAGTGACCAGAGAGTAGTCACCCCGAGCAAGCCAGTTCTTGACCAAGCTCTTGTTGGCAGTCTTGATCTTGACACCAGCCTCAGCTGTGTCCCATTGATCTTCTTTGAAGTACCCCTCGTTGATACGCTGCGCAGCAGCAGCACAACCCCAGACCTGATCAGCAGTGAATATCATTGTCGCTCCTTGCTTGTTCATGTGTGTATTATAACACTATGTATCCAATCTGTCAACCGGTTTGGAGTGCCGGCCGGTGTGGCAATTACGCCACACGATAGTTCTTCCACCCATTGTGATCTCCTGCTAGGCGACCTTTGCGTTTATGGCACATTGGGCACAGCTCATCTAAGTTCTTAACACGGTTGTCATTGCAGTTACCATTCTTGTGATCTATCTCTGTCATGCCTATTGCCCAAGGAGCTTTCTTGTAGTTAATAGCACAGGCAAACCCTAAATGACTATCACTGTTAGAGCAGCGGCCAGTCTTGAATGGCGTTACCCCAGGAGCATGAGCATGCCGTCCATAGCTGGCTCCTTGGCAATGCCCGCAATGAATTCTCCAGCGTTTGTTGCCTTGCTCATCTTTGTGACTATAGGTTACAGGCTTGGTGCAACCATGATTGATACACTTGGGTCTAAATTCTAAAGTTGTCATCATGCTCTCCCTGTTAAGTTAGAGCTAGTATACTGTCGTTATACCGAAGTGTCAACCAAAAGAAAAAGGCTGTTGTATTTCTACAACAGCCCCAAAAGACGCCCCGGGAGCGAATCGGCTTGTCTTTGTGGAAACTCTATTACAGAGTGATGCCCATTGCTTTGGCTTTGTAGCCTAGAGCAACGATTTCGCGGCTTGGTTGACCCATCACGTATTCTGTGACTGTGACACCGTTGCCTGCCTTGCGGGTGTTGCTGTAAACAGCATAACCGTTCTGCTTGATGCGGCTAACTTCTGCGCTCAAGTTGCCAACGCCCAAGTCATGCTTGGCTTTGGATGCTGTCAAGGCTGCACCGTTGTAGAGTGCTGTGAAGACTTTGAAAGTCTTGGTTTCTGGATTGAATCTCTTCATTTTTAAGTTTCCTTTGTTGTAGGCTGTTCTTTAACAGCGTCTTATTATAATAACACCTGCTGCTCAGCAATGCAACCTCAATCCTTCCGTTTAACGGAAACATTTGCTCGAAAGAACGTGCCCATGATCACCACAGCACCCCAAGTCCAAAACGTGAACTCAATGGCCAGTACAGGGAACAGTGTGTTCAGACTCCAGATCACCAGCCAGGGGCCAATGGCGATCAACACCACAACCACGGCTATGGCCAGGACCAATTTTAACATAGTATCAAACATTATCAATCTCCTCGATTTCTTGTAGCCGTTTCAAATCAGCTAGTTCTCTATCAATCAACTTCTCCATCTTCTTGGCACCCGTGTTGCTGGATCCCTTCTTGTACATCTGATGGTAGTGCTCTGCACAGTAGCTCTTGCCTGCTATGCTCTTCTGCCCGCACATCTTGAAAGGCCACTTGATCTGCTCTGACCCGATGTACTGGCACTCTTTGGCTGAGCCCAATCCTGTATCTATCATGCCATACCCTTCATAACAGTTACACGAGCCATATTCTGCCAGTTAGCAGGGAAGCTCTTCTTCAAGTCTGCACACTTCAAAACAGTACGCAGGCTCAGCTCTCGCATATGGCTACGGTTCTCAAGGATGAAATTAACGATCTCATCTTTAGCCGTTTCCTCAAGCTCGTATGAATCCAACATACCATCTTTGACGATCTGCTTGATACGCAGAACCTTCTCACGGTCTGTGTCCATACGCAGGTCAATGAAGTGACAGCGTGACTCTAGTGCCGCCAAGTGCTCTTGAAGCTTCTTGCTACGCACATTCTCAAACTTCAAGTTGGTGATAAAGATAGCACCACCCTTGAAATCAAACTTGTCAGGCACTCCTTCTGAGCGTAGCACACGGCTGTCAGTGTTCCACGAAATAGTACGCTTCTTTGAAGTGTCCAAAGCGGCCTTGAGAATGTTGAGTGCAACGTCGTCCAAAAGGATTGAGTCACAGTCATCGAACACAACAATGTTCTTGGGATCGCTGAACTTGTACAGTTTGGAGTAGAGTCCAATTGCTGACATAGCACCTTTGACAATCTCATACTTGGGCTTGCGCTGGCCCATCATATCAAACAGGTCATCTTTGGCAAGTACTTCTTCAACACCAAAGCTCTTGCCTACACCTGGAGGGCCTGTGACAATCATAGCACGAACGTCACCAGTTTTCACTGCTTTGGTCATATCCTTGAGGATCTCAAAGCGCAGTCGTGTACGCTCGATGATCTGCTCATCAGTTTCGTCTGCGACAGCAGAGTCTGGCACTTTGACCTGTGTGAAGTCTGTAACAGTAGCATCGTTCTTGCCAGCCTTGGTGGGCTTGGCAAGGGCCTGCAACATTGTAACCCCTGCTGGAGCTCCTGCAATTGCTTGAACATCACTTTGGTTGCATCGTACCTTACAGGTCTCGCCGCCACCCTTGATGTTGTAGCCTGAACGGGCCTTGATGTAGCCTTCCCAACCATTGCTGGCTTCGGTGACAAAGTCCCCTACCATATCCAGTTCAATGCCTGGGTAGATCTGATTGCTTTTGGCACCGTACTGACCTTGTGCTAGTGTAATACGCATAGTTTTCGCTCCTGTGTGTGTTGTTAACATAGTGTCTATTATATGCTCAATTAGGGAGTTTGTCAACCCCTAATTAATTACCCTTCAACTGGAAGGGCTTCTAGTGCATCTTTAAGGGCCACAAGTCCGTTCTTTACCAGACCGTCTGTGTCGTAGACTGCACCCGCATACCATACACCGTCTCGCATCACGTAGTAGTACTCGCCACAGCAGCCCTGGACCTGCTCGAGGAACTCTTCGAATGAGTGTGCAACTGACCACGGAGTGCTCTGCAGGAACTCATTAACATCCTCACCCTGGGCTTCACGATCTTCGTAGAAGTTCATTTCTTCCAGTGTCTCTTTGACGCCACTGTTGTCCCCACGTGCGATCAGCTGATTAGCTGCTGTGGAATCGTAGTGGGCCAACAGGATGCGACCTGTGTAGTCCAAATAGCCATCATAGTGGCAATAGACGCTCTTGCAGACATCGCCATGCATGACTGCTACTCTTGATCGTGTACCCATAAGTTTCGCTCCTTATTTGTTTGTGTAAGTGTGTATTATAACACGGGCCGGAGCCCGTGTCAACCAATACTTTAAATACCCTGGAACTCTGTAAGGGCTTGTTGTGCGTCTGTGTCCAGCATACAACGATCCATTGCCGTCTGCTTCTCACGTGCAACTGTGGCACGGTAGGCTTCCAGCTCTGCGACCTTTGCTTCCATAGCAGGCCACACAACATCAGAAGGGTTCAAGTAGGGGCCAGTGTAGTCCCGCTTTTCTTCTTTCAGTGTAATCTCGCCGCTGGCAATGCCTTCAAACACCATGCCCCATGTAGGCTGTTCAGGACGGCCAGTAGGGCCAAACAGTGCCTCTGCTTTGGCTTGTACTTTCTCTCGGGCAATCTCGTTTAAACGGTTAACAAAATACTCACGCTGTGCTTGTTCCATTTTTCGCTCCTTCTGTGTGTGTAAGTGTATATTATAGCACCAAACCGCAGGGCTGTCAACCCCTGTTTAATCGCCCCTGCAGTCTGTGTTCAGCTCTGGGCGCAGTGTACGCCGTAGTTCTACTTCCCGCTTGTGTGCAGCCGCTTTGCCACGCAGGGTCTCATGAACTAGTACTTCTATCTCGCTCTTGTCGTTCAAAGAGCGCAGGGCCCGGCAAAGCAGCCAGTCCTTGTTCTCTTTCTTGGCACGATAGAAGTGCTTGGCCGCACGAGCCAGCACTGACTTGTTAATAGTTGTCTCTGTTTTGGCAGTGACTCCTATGTAGCTAGCACCGTTGACACGCAACTCATAGATGATGTGCGTACGGTCGACTCGCTTTTTACGGGTGGGCTTTTCTAAGTTCATGTGTATATTATAGCACCAAAATTCCAATCTGTCAACCGAATCCTAAAGCCCTTACGGGCCTTAGGGTCATGCGTTCTGCATGTACGTATTAATAAACAGTTCCCCCACATCGCAGCTCACGTAGGTGTCTCCCTGCATGCCCTGCTCGCTGTAGCTGACATCGCTGCTATCAAAGCCCATAGTTGTAAGCAGTGCTTTAAGCTCTGTCATAAACAGCTTGTCTGTGTATATAAGACCGTGTTTAGCTGTGTCCCACGTTGCTGCTGTAAAGCGCACACGCAGCTCGCCAAAGCTCAGCTCATCGTTTGTGTATGCAAGTTGCAGACCTGTGACCTCTACTGCCTTAGCAGTGCTGCTCCAGTAGCCCTTGCCGTTTGTGTTTAGTGTTGCGTTAACTTTGTACATGATGCGTCCTTAACTTGCTGTGTTGTAAACTGGGTACTGGCCCGCCGCGTCGTAGTACCACACACCGTTAATTAGTGTGTAGCCCCTCTTGCGGAACAGTGTTGCGTAGTACTTGCTGTAGTTAAATGCCATCTCGCGCTCCTTTGTTGCTAAGTGTGTATTATAGCACAGGTTCACCAAAGTGTCAACTGCTGCGCAAAAGCCCCTAGGGGCTGCAGGGTTATGCGTTAACTAGGTATTCCTCAACGTTAAGTACTACGTCCTCAAGCCCGCCCTCAGCCCACTCCTGTGTAAACTTTTGTTTAGCACGTTCCAAATTGGCAGTGCTATCGTATACCCCTACGTTGTAAAACTCGTATTCGTTGTCCCCCAGCCCCTGCGCTTGCAGCACGTACATTGTTTGCATAGTTTTCGCTCCTATTGCGTGTTTAAAAATGTATTATAGCACACACTCGCCAAAATGTCAAGTGTGCTGCACAATGACCCTGATCAGCGCTGGGTCTCTACAAACTGCATAAGCTCCTCGTAGGTGCTCTCATACGCATACGCAACGTCATCGCTAACTGCGTCTGTCTCTAAATTGTCTCCCACGTACTTGAGGGCCTCTACAAGCGTAAAGCCTGTGTCTCTGCAATAGTTTGCAAATACTACTAAATGATGTCTTGACATGTGTTTCCTTGTTAAAAACGTATTATAGCAGCTTAGACCCAAAGTGTCAACCAAATGGGAAAAGACCCTAGAGGGCCCTGGGTTTCTCAGGATTCTCGCGCTCTCAGCCCCTCTCTAGCATGCTGCATGCTAGATGGTGATCCACTTGACAGCTGCGCACACGATCACAGCACAGCAGCACAGCCACACGCTGCAGGGGCCACAGCGCACCAACGTCTGAATGGATCCCACGGGTCCATGGGATTGGGCTGCTTGTACACTGTGAAGTCCCTGTGCTGCTGCATGCTGCGGTGATGGCCAGCCCTACTGGATTCGAACCAGTGGCCTACAGCTTAGAAGGCTGTTGCTCTATCCAACTGAGCTAAGGGCTGCTGCTGTTACACTGTGGTGGTGGGCCCCCCGTGAGTCGAACACGGCACCAATGGATTATGAGTCCACTGCTCTAACCAACATGAGCTAGGGGCCCGAAACTTGTTACATGTCCTTGTATCCCTGGAGTGAATTCAGCTCTGCAGCTTCGTTGTCAGCTGTGGCACGAACTCCTGTAGCTACGAAACGGTGAAGATCCTCCATGCGTTCCTGGAACACCTCTGGTGCACCTTCAGCTGCACGGTTCATGTCCCAGTCTGAGGGATAGTGACGCAGCATACTACGGGCTGTGTCTCGAATCAATTTTGGTACTCGGGGAGTGTGCTGTGAGTTACAGAGATCCATCAAGAACCTCCGGGTCTGCACAACAGCACGATATCTTTCATCAGGTAATGTCATAGGTCTCCTCAGAGGTAGCTGCATATTGGGTTCACGGCTGGCAGATAAGATTCTTTTCTTCTGCATGTGTATATTATACGATAGATTTGATATCTTGTCAATGATTTTTGGCTGTTTTAGTATATACAGCAGCGGGGCCTATGTCAACATCCCAGTGTGCTAAGGCGTTATTATAGTATGAACAGACAATTCAGACTCAGTGTGTTAGAATCGTGGCAGCATTGCCACTGTGTAGATATGGTTGCACGTAGACTCAGAGCTGATCGTCACACTGTATACGACATCTTACACACATACTACAAGCTGGTATAAGCTAGTATACACATACATAGCACACGAACCCCTGCAGCGGGGCCACTGTATACGCATTGGTATCCAGTCTAGAACGCTGATCCAATGGTGAAAATGGTTCAAATTAGACTGATCCCATAGTAGAATCTCGAGTGTTTGCAGAGTCAAGACCGGTGGTTGGAGAGGCTATGCTCAAATGGTCACACTTTTCCACACTTTATTGCACTTTGTCACACTATTCTGCACCATTTCAAGTCCCACGGCTGCTTTAGCGGCCTCTATACGCACGACGGGGGTCAGTAAATCACACTTTTCTGCATTTACTGTGCATTTATGTGTGTAAACGCATATACGTGTATACTGTGTGATCCATTGCAGCGGGGCCTGTATACTATAAGGGTCTACACCAGAACCACATCAGGTATTGTGCTAGTGTCCATCCACATTAAGGGAAACCACGCCCGCACTATGCGAACGCTGCGTGTGATGAT